ACGGCGGTACAGGAATACACACCACTCCAGACGGAAAGCCACCAAGAGCGATACAGATGGAGCATGGTTACGGATACACAATGGCTCTGTTTAACAACGGTGAAGTTTATCACTGGGGTTATGGAGGCCATGGACAAACAGGTGACGGATCAAACTCAAACAGAAACAGTTTATATAGAGTTGGTGGTTCAAGATCAGAAGTTTTCAATAATTCCAATCACGTTTTTGGAAGCGTAAGAATAGCAAAAATTGCAACATCAGGTGGTGGTAATGATGACAACACACACCACTGCATGGGATTGGACGAAGACGGCCAAGTATGGACTTGGGGTTACAATGGCTACGGACAACTAGGTCATGGTGACACTTCAAACAGAAACAGACCAACACAGATCAACCAATCTAACTTTAACAATAGAAAAATTGTAGACATTTATTGTTGGGGTAACTCATATGGTTGGTCAATGGCAATAGATGACACAGGCGTATTATATGCTTGGGGAAGAAACAACTACGGACAACTAGGTGATGGTACAACTTCACAACGTAACTCACCAGTTGAAGTTAACTCAGTCAACTGGGCAAACGAAGGCGGTATTGTAAAAATACACGGTACTAGTGCTAACGATTATCACTCAGTTGGTGTATTAACAGGTAATGGTAACTTGTTTGTTGGTGGATATAACGGCTACGGCATATTAGATCAATCAAACAATAACAACCAAAACGCAGGTTTTGTACAGGTACAAAACGGTCCAGGTTCAGACGGAACTTGTGAAAACTTTTGGATGGGCGGCGGAAGATATGCTAGTATGTTCCAGTTACACCAAACACTAGATGGCGATGTTGATAGCGGTAAACTATACGCTACGGGTAGAAACAACTACGGACAACTTGGTATAGGTAATACTTCAGACACAAACGTTGCTTCTTTGGTAACATACGGAATTTACAATGCGGCCGAAGCTCTTGTTAACACTAGAGACGTACAATGGACAATGAACGGTAACAGTGATACCAACAACTGTGTAATCGTTGACAACAACGGACTGGGATATTGTTCAGGTTATGCAAACTATGGATCAACATCAATTGGATATTCATCAACCTATCATAACGTTGGAGACCCAAGCGGTATTGAAGGTTATGGAACATACGTTTTCCAAATGATGAGAATGCCTCCGGGCTGTAAATTAAAACAGGTTCGTGGTTTTGGTTATACTGATAACTGGCCAGAATACATGTACCTAACTGAAAATGGAAGAGTGTTGTTCGCTGGTAGAGGTGATGACAGAAACCAAGGTGACTTTAGAGGCAACTACTATTGTACAATGCACAACTTCCAACAAGACGGATCATAAACACTAAAAGGATAAGAGAAAAATGGCAACACTAGACTTTGGAAAGGTACAGTTAACTTGGAAAGGTGATTGGGATAATTCAACCAATTACGAAGTTAATGACGTTGTTCGTTGGAACAATGCGGCATGGATTTGTACCCAAGACCATGCACAGGACGGAACAAGAAACATTTGGCGTCCTGGAACACTAGAAACAAATGTAAATCTTGAAGGCAACTATGTAGGAAACCTTTCAAGAAAATGGTGGTATTCACTAGCCAACAACGGCAATGACCACTATGTTATTTCAGGTGGTGATGGTTCTAAGACAGGACTAGGCGACTCAGGTAGCACTAACTATGTAAACGTAGATGATCCAAACTTAACTCTTATCCGCGGAAGAACTTACGTTTTCAAAAACACAGTGCATGCCACACATCCTTTAGAAATTAGAGAATCAGATGGCGGCGCCGCATACACAGATGGCGTAGAAAATGCTGGTACTGATACAATTACATTTACAGTTCCTAATGATGCTCCAAACACTCTTTACTATCAATGTACTAATCACTCAGCAATGGGTAACACATTAACTATCATTGATGGTAGCAAGGATTGGGTAGGATACAATTACTGGGAACCATTCTCAAGCAGTTTTGGTGACTGGAAAGGTAAATGGACTCCTAGCACAGAATACAAGCAAGGTGACACGGTAGAGTTTAAGGGTAACCTTTACATCTGTCGTTCAGAATGGAAACAAAGCGATGTTTACTGGAGAGACATGAACATGTCAAGACCAGATAAACCTAAGGGAATGTGGGAGATAATGGCACACGGTGACGGTCCTAACAGACACTCAGCAGGTGCATTCCTAGGAAACCAAGCACCAGTTGGTTGGCCTTACCCACACGATAACAGCCATCCATGGCACAGACCAAGAGGTTGGCAGTTTGTTTCACAGGACGGTACCGTTTGGAGAATGGCTTCAAACGCAGGTAACTCAGGTTCAGATTCATACGGTGGTGAAAATTCAAACGTTGCTACTCCAAAGGAAGTACACTTTACACATGAACAGTGGTGGAACGGTCCTGATGCACACGGCTTTAAGAAATGGGACGGTTTCGGCGGACACTCATATTGGTCACGCAAGGGTATTAATCAATACCAACAGAGAAAAAATCAGTTTTCAAACTATTGGACACCAGATGGTCAACCACCTAAGTGTATACAGTTACTTGGTGCTTGGCAGTTAACAGCATACCTGTTTAATGACGGTAGCGTTTACATGTCTGGTAACGGTAACAACGGTGAAAACGCTAGAGAATATGACTACAGTGACAGTTCTTATACACAAAGAGCAAGAGGTGCTTTGGACAACGTAAGAATCAAGAAACTTTCAATGTCACACGGTCAGGAAGAAAACAACCATACGATGATGGCACTATCAGAAGATGGTAGAGTTTTTACATGGGGTCGCAACGAATATGGACAGATTGGTGAAGGTTCAACACAAAATAGAAACTCACCTTTTGAGATTCCACAGTGGATGTTCGGTGACGAGGAGATTATTGATATCAGTTGTACAGGTGATAGATACGCTTCAATGTATGCTAGAACAGCATCTGACAAGATTTATTCATGGGGCTACAATGGCTACGGACAACTAGGTCATGGTGACACTTCAAACAGATATTTTCCACAGGAAATACCAGTAGACTTTGGTACTGATCATAATGGTATCGTTAAGATGGTATCAGCAGGCCACAACAGTTACAACCATTTTTGGGTGCTAGACGGTAATGGCCAGTTATGGAACTGTGGTAGAAACAACGCTGGTGTTTTAGGACACGGTGACACTAGTACACGTAACTCACTAACACAGATCACAAACGCACCAGGAACAAACTGTAAAGATTTTTGGGTATGTTCATATGATGACGACTATCATCATGCATGGTACAGAGATAACACGGATGATTCAACTTGGTTCTCAGGACACAGTTCTTATGCACTTGGTGGTATCAACTCAACAAGTAGCCAAAACACACCCGTGCAGTTACCAACAACTGGAGCTCACAAACTAACACACGTTAAGGACGTGAGAGTTACAGGTGATTATTCGGATGCTAGAACGGCATATTGGATCACTGATTCGGGAGAAGCATGGGTACAAGGATACAACAACTACGGTGGTACAGGTGCTGGGCATGGATCAAGCAACTGGTCAGTTGATGGAAGTACAAACTATCCATACAGAACAATGTTACCAGGTGGTTCTAGAGTAGAACAAATTTGTCCATTTGGACATTCAGAGAGTAGTAACTACACTACACCAAACGGAGTGTGGTTAACTGACAGAGGTCAGGTACTAGGTGCAGGTTACAACGGACGTTCAAGTTGGGGTAACATACTTGGTATAGGTGTTTGGAACTGGTACAGTTCTGTACAAACACCAACAGGACCTATTAGAGGTAAATAACATATAACAAACGATGCTAAACATAAAGTATAGGAGATCTAAAAATGGCAATCAAAGTATATAGCAAGGTAGAAATGCCAGAAGGTGATGATTACAATCACATCACTGTTAATGATGGTGTTTCAACTGAAGATGCACTGACCGCTATTAAGCCTTTAGGTGATTATGACGGGCGTTACTATTACGCTTTTGATGACACTAAGGCAACAGCGCCAGCAAGCAACCCAGAAAGTTATGACTCAATGGTTCATGACTTCGACAATGATGAAGGTGGAGCGGCACTAAAGAAAGCACTACGTCAAGGCTTACATGATATGAAGCGTATTGAAGAAGATCGCGATAATAAGATTAACGCGGTTTATACTCCAATGGAGCAAACTCTGTTAGCGGCACAAAGTGATGCCGATTTTATTGCGGCTATTAACACAGCAACCACAGAAATGGATGCTGAATACGCTGAATACGGACTTTAATAATAAGGAAACAGAGGAAAGATAAATGGCCAGTTTTGATATTGCAAAAATAAAACCGACTTGGAAAGGCTACTTCCAGCAGGAAACAGCCTATAAGAAAAATGATGTTGTATTTTACAACGGTAGTGCTTATGCATGTATTAAAGATATGGATGAGTACACTATCAGAGGTGGTCAGTCAGTAGAAACTAACTTTTACGGCACAGAAATGCCTGACTTTGTTATCGTTACATATCCACCATACAACACGGAATATTGGACACAGATAACAAGAGGTGTTAACTACAGAGGCATGTGGATGCCTCACAGAATGTGGAAAGTTGGAGATGTTACAGAATACGGAGGATCCCTATACATTTGCATCAAGGACGGCAGAAACAGTTGTCCTGTAAATCCGTGGCGTGACATTAAAAACAATGTATACGTAGACTACTGGCAGTTAATAGCCAAGGGTGTTAACTACAACCAATGGAACAGAATGGCCCAGTTGACAACAACAGGCCCAATGGGTTGGACTGAAAACAACGGTGGTAACGGTAACCTAAGTGCTGGTATCTATACACACAGTAACGGTATTGACATGGAAGGTAACGTTGTTAACTCATCAGGCTGGAGTACCAATGGTAACCTTGGTATAGGTGATGGCGCAGGAAGTTCCGAGTTTAAGACCAATCCAGGATTTACATTCGTTGACTGGAGACGTTCTACAGACAACGGTGGCACAGGTACAATGACTACACCGGATGGTGAGTTTCCTAAGTGTGTACAACTTGAAGGTGGCCGAGGTTACAGCAAGGCATTATTCAACAACGGTGAAGTTTATGCTTGGGGTTATTCAGGCAATGGAGAAGGCGGTTGGGGTAACAACTCTAACTATAACAGACCACATCGTTGCACTAATACCAACCAAGTTGACTGGTTATCAACACCAGTTACAAAGAGTTTTAACGAATCAAAGATCGTAAAGATTGCTTGTTCAGGTGGTAATGACGATTCAAACGCACACCACACACTGGCACTTACGGAAGATGGTAGGGTTTATTCATGGGGTTACAATAACTATGGACAACTGGGTCTAGGTACTAATACTACTGACGCTACCAACAATAACAATAGAACAAGTAGCCAAAATAGACCACAGCAGATACCAACAAAGTATTTTGTTGATCCAGAAACAAAGCAGGAAGTCAAGATCGTAGATGTTTATGCTTGTGGCCAGGAATACGGTATATCATTCTTTAGAGATGAAAACGACTATCTTTGGTCATGTGGACACTATGGTAATGGTACACGTGGCTCAGGCGGTAGTTCGGACAACCTAAGTTATCCAACAAGATTAGGAAAACCTTGGCCAAACATCAAGAAATTCATGTGTCAGGCACGTGACGGCTATGGTGCGGCAATACTGCTTGACCATAACGGTAACATGTACTCATGGGGTTATGATGAAGGATACGGTGGACCGTTGTTAAACTACAACACCGAGTACAACAGTAGAACACACGAGGTACCAATTCCAGCAAGAGATCCTATGGCAAACTCAGGACGTATTGATGACTTCTGGTTACTAGGTGACGGACGTTGGATGTGGTGTATTGTTAAGGACTGGATCGGTGACATGTATGGTCTAGGTCGTAACGATAGACACAACCTAGGTCAGCCAAACAACAGAGCTAACAACGTACCAAGATTGTCGTTTATTCCAGGACCTAAGAACTGTTGCCATGTTGTAGGTAACAATCCACAAGGTTACGATGGTAGCGTATATCCAGGTACATTCTTCCTACAGGAAGACGGTCGTGCATGGCACTCAGGTAACAGTAACTACGGTTCCGGCGGTCACGCTACAAGCGGCAACCCGGTTAACTGGGATTGGAGATACCAAGAAGGTAAACCAGGTCAGGAAAACTTTGTTGAGCCTGTATGGCAATACTCACAGCGTATCACAGACATACAAGCAGGTGGTAGAACAGACCAGACAGACAGAGATATGGCATGGTGGATTGGACACAATGGTACATACCTAATGTCAGGCTATGATGGTGAAAACGGTTACCATATACTACAGGGTGATACTTGGACCTACAGATACTACAACCAATTTGGTAACCCAGGTGCATATCACAGATACACAATTCACAGTATAAATGGTGATTAATTTAAAGAAGTAGAAAAGAAAAAAGGAGCCTTAAGGGCTCCTTTTTTTGTGGCTGTCGTATCTTTATGATAACAGTTCTTTGATGCTTGGAATAGTTTCGTTGCATAGATCATCCATGATCTTGTCAACTTCTTTCTGGTCTACGTTTCTTTCTGCGTGAATAAATGTTTCAATTTCTTTTTCACCAAACTTACTAAAAGGATTGTGCTTTAGATTATCTGCATTTATGTTTACTTCGTGTACCAGTTTAACCAATCCTAGATAAATGGAATTCATTATCTTAAGATACTCTTCCTTGCTTGGAATATTAAATTCATCTATGATTCGTCCGACCCATGAATTAAACTGCATCACAGATTCAGCAGTTACAGGTCCTGTATCTACACCAGGTTCCAATTCTTCTCTGATTGATATCAACGACTCTCCAATGTTTTTGATAAAAGGAAGCGTGTCTTCCTTGTAATTTTCTAGTATTGATGAAACGCTGTCCATCATTACGTATATGTTATTATATAATTTTAGTTCCTTAACTAAATCGTTTTCGACCAAATCAAAGCATTCTTGTAATTTCACTTTATTCTCCTTGAGTAATGTTAGCGTCTGCTGGTTGTCGTAGTGTGTATGCTATGTTAAAACTAGCACTGATTCTATCTTCTTTGGTGTTATTAGGTTTAACCCAATGTTGCAAAAACCCAGGAAAAACAACAAGTGTTCCTTCCTTGGGTTGAATTTCTACGGTGTGATTGTAGAATGGCTGGAATCCTCTATCCTTGCCAAATCTACTAGGTGGCGTACAGGTTTGTGCCGCCATGTATGGATTGATTGCAACAAACTTACCGCAGTCGCCTTCCGGTGCTTTAATAAAATAAGCACAACTAAAAACACTCCAACCGTGTATGTGCGGTGAATTATATGTTCCGGGAGAATTAATGTTTAACCACATGTTTTGAATAATTGTTCGATATTCTTCTTGATCAATATTCATATCCTTTGCAATTTCTGGAGCACACATCTCAAAAAATCTTTTTGACATTTCCTTGCCTTCCATATAATTGTAGAGCTCGTCATCTGTGTGGAATCCGCCCTTGTTACTGCGTTCTAGGCTAGCAGTACTATCTTTAAGTTTATATGCAAGATCGGTTAATCCTTGATTGAATACAGGATCACCAAAATTTGGAAATTCCCAAAACGGAATTGGAAATACGGGTCTAAACATGTATCTTATTTCTCCTATTAATATAAGTAATTATAGCAAACTATACGGAGAATGTCAAGATATGAATGAACATTTTATGGAACTTTACAAGACACTAGACAAAATGATGGAAAATGCAAACAAGCAAATTGATTCTAGCGGTCTTACTGTAGAACTAAAACAAGAAGGTAGATCTTTGGTAAGAGATCTAGGAAGTGCTATAGAAAGAATGAAACTAAATCTTAACAATCTACAAAATGCCGGTGGTATAGTAGGTAATATACATCATACTGATGGCGAAGTTTTACGTGCTTCTAGAGAAAGACTAGAACAATGGTTAGTTAATCACTGTTCTTCTGGTCTTGTTGATCAGCAGTCTTAATTGCTTGTGTATCACCCGGTGATAATCTAAAGATATCCGTTTCCTTTAATGCATTACCTACTTCCAGTAAAGAACCAGCAACATTTGCCTTTATTTGATGTGGAGTCATTGGAGCCATTCTAATAACATCTCCGTCTTTCAAATCAGACTGTACAACATTTCCACTATCGGTATCAATATACATTACTGTAAATTGTCCTGCACTGACAAAAAAGGTTTTATCTCTCTGTTTGTGAAAATGCATACTTGTTTTGGATTCTGGTTTGAATATTAGTACCTTTGCACAGTATAAGTCATTACTGGTGAATACTAGTTCTGTCCCCCATCCTTTTTCATTTGGTCCTGTTTTTACGTACATTATCTTTCCAAGTGTTGTATAAGTGTTATTACTGTTTCTATCTTAGTCTTTATTTGATTGTTGTTTAAAGTGTTTCTTAAGCCCGTGTGTAGGGGTTTAGGCCACCTGCCGTACTCAACCCAAGCATAACCGCTATGTTCGTCATTAAGCACAGGAATAAATTCATTATCAATAAAACACAAGTAGGTATGAAATTGAAATTGTTCATCATTGCTAACAAACAGTTCCAGTGGAACGGTTTTAATTATTTCAGGTAGTGTTCCTATTTCTTCTTTTATTTCTCTCTTAAGGCCTTCAAACGGAGTTTCTCCATTACCATTAGTGCCACCAACCAAACCCCATTGACCGTTTTGTTTGGTTTTTGTTCTTTGTAATAGTAAGAAGTGTTTGCTTTTAAGGCTATAAAAAAGAGCACCACTACAAATAATCTTGTTGTTCATACAAATAGTTATTTGATCTTGTGTGCTAAATGACTAAATTAGAGTTCTAAACGCCACTCACCTGGACCGTATTCACCCGAAACGCTAAGAACAAATTCTTCACCATTCCATCTATACTGTACACCAGTAAACACATTTGTAACGTAAATCATATTCTGTAGTGTACCGTCAAAGATTATGTGCCAACTGTTTCCGTCCCATTCTATTATTTGGTTGGGTTTTGCAACAAAGTCAGTACCATCAGAATTTTTCCAAGCATCCGGACCATCCTCGTTGATTTCTCCTCCAATACCTTCTCCTATGATTAGATATCTAGTACCTGCTGTAGGTAAAGGTATTCCGTGTCCTGGACCGCTTTTTTGAGGATCAACAATAGCATCAAAAGTTCCTCGATTAACACCAATTGGACTTTCAATTACTGTGTTGCTAGGAAATGTATCAGTATCCCAGTTAATCGTTAGTTCGTTGTCTGTTAACGGATTTAAACTTGCTTGTCCTACCACTTCGTGTGTTTCATCTATTTTAAGATACAGTGTTGAAAGACCTGCTTTGAATTGTCCTGGATATTGATCAAGAACAACACGCCAGTTTAGATCTGCACTTTGTTTAAATGGAGTTAGATTGTCTGCTCCTGTTCTTGCCCCTCTTTCAAGTATAGTTGCACTATTGCCTATAACAAAAAGATGGAAATTACCTATGTTAACTTTAAGGTTTGCACTTTCTTCTAAAATTTCTCCGAACACGTCATAACTGGTATCGTTAACATTCATAACAATGTCAGTAACAACACCAAGTTTTTTAACCTTAGATGGAGGACTTATGTATATGGGAGTTTCTAGATTTAATGTAGCAACGTCAATTTCAGACTCAGCACCAACCGGTACGCTTCTACTGCTCCAGGTTGTTCCTGTTAAATTTACCACGCTCAAACTCGTCCAGTCAATGTAGTTGTCTGTGGTTTGTATTTCTAAACTTGGATTAAACAGCATTAGTATCTGTTCCATAATCTGTAGTTTTTGATCTGTATTAGTTGACCAAATATCCACATTAACACCAAGTGTATACGGTGTAGGCATTAGACGTTCTACAGTATAATTCTTACCTTGTTCATTTAAATATTCTTCGCCTTGCGAATCATAAGCACGTTCTCTAATGTTTAACTTGCTAACATAACTTGCATCTGCAAGTCTAGCAGTATCCATCTCAATACTAGTAACATACACAGCCATTCTTGGAGCACTTGGGATTTTGTTTTCTGAATTATCTCTGATAATGCTTGCAACCTGTCTTGTCAAGTCACCATAGGTTACTGGAACCTTAACTATTTTACCATCACCGTCCTTGTAAGCAAAGTCACTAAACATTCTTACAATTTGTGTAAGGTAACGTCTTATTTGTCCATCATAAAAATGTTGCATTAGTTGTCTGCCTTAGGTTTAAGTGCTTTAGAAAGGCTCTGTCTTTCTTGTACAGTTTCTCCACCAATTTCGTTTGTTTTAGTGTTGTTGATAAATGTACCTTTCTGATTTGCTCTTGTATCTGTATTAGATAGCCCGTGTCTAACCTTATCTTCGTATTTCACCCAACGTCTTCCATTAAATCTAAATAATCTGTTTGGCAAGAAGTCAGTTCTTAACCAATAATCTCCCTCAGACGCAGTGGTTGGAAATGCAATACCGTGACCGAAAGGTTCACCGTTTGGTGCAATGCCATCGCCAGTTAGGTAACCATCATACCCGTCTTTCTCTGGAGTACCATTTGCTTTGTCAATAGTTACTTTCTGGTCTGCTGATAAATCTGCATCGTCAACTGTTACTATCTTAGGCATACCTGCTTCATTAAGTGCAAGTGTGTAATAATGTTTTGTATTGTACCCGCTTTGTGGAGCATCTGCTTCTGCTTGTGCAACAACAGCATCATTGATTTGCATTTCTTTTTCGTATGTAGAAAGCACATCTCTTAATGTATCTGCACTGCCTTCTTCAGCAGGTAAGTCAAGTATATCCTTGTATTCCTGACTATCCATTATCTGTTTTAACTTAATTCTGTATAGATGTGGATACCAAGTATGCGAAAAGCCTTCTGCGGCTCTGCTTACTTCTTCCACAACATAAAATCTTTTTAGTGCAACACTAAAATCATTTAGTGCATATTCATCCTTTAGGTGTGGTAACTCTATTACATCACCACTCATTATTTTTCTGCCAAGTGCCTTTACACTACTGTTAATATGAATGGTCATAAACAGTGTGTCATTTTGTAAAAATAATCCAAACTGGCTTAAATCAAAATCAATATCTTGTACGTTGTATATGCCACGCATTGTATAGATATCTGGATCATACTTTCGATCTCTATTCTCTAAAAACAACATGTCCTGTATGTTTGTTTCCTTTACAGCGTCATAGCGAGGCTGATCTGCTGTAGCATCGTCTTGTGTAGGATTGTTTGGCCCGAGGTATTTGTGTACAAAAATATCAGTACCGCCAACCTGGAACATTTCATAGATCTGTCTATCTATAAACGTGTAATCCTGTCCTTTTTCTGGTTTATATAAACTGAGTCTTGGCATAGTATAACTATTTATCGCTGTGTGATCAGATAAATATATTAAACAAATAGGGTGAACCATACATGGCTAGACAAACAATAAACATAGGATCCGGCGTAAACAAAGGCGACGGAGACATACTTAGAGACGCACTTAAAAAAACAAACGAGAATTTTGAAGAAGTCTATAACACATTAGGCATTGCTTCAGGAACAGGCAGTTTTTTAGGACTTTCAGACACTCCTACTGCTTATCCTACAGATCCAAATTTATCAACACAAATAGTTACTCTTAATGCAACCAAAGATGGATTAGAATTCACCAGTGAAATTTCACCCGACAACATTACTGGTATACATCCTGTTGCAACTTCAGGCGACTATAACGATTTAATCAATGCGCCTTCACTAGCCAGCGTAGCACTTAATGGTAGATATAGTTCACTTACAGGAACACCAGCGTTATCAACCGTTGCCCTATCTGGAAGTTACAATGATTTACAAGACAGGCCTAATCTATCACAAGTAGCAGTAAGCGGTTCCTTTTACGATTTATTAAACAGACCAAGCGTCCCTGCAACTTTAATTGATCTTGGAATAGCAGATGGTACTAGCGGACAGGTTCTTTCAACAGACGGACAAGGTAATTTTGAATTTATTGATGCTGGCGGCGGTGCAGGTTCAAATCTAGATTGGAGTTACATAACAAACACTCCAACAACTCTTGCAGGTTATGGAATTACCGATACTATCTTTAGCGGTGATTATGCGGCATTAACAAATAAACCAACCATACCTACTGCAACAAGTGAACTTACAAATGATAGTGGATTCATAACAGCATTAACACAGAACGATGTTACTTCTGCACTAGGATTTATTCCATATAATTCTAACAACCCGGATGGATACATTACCGGTGTATCTAACTCGGACATTGTTACAGCACTAGGATACCAGCCTAGTAACTTTGACGGCGACTATAATAATCTTGTTAATAAACCAACAACATATGATGAGTTACTTGACCTTACAGATATAGATGTTTCAAGTTTAGCCGTTGGAAATGTATTAGTATACAGAAATGTAAGTGGAACAAACGTTTGGAAATCAGAACCTTTAGATGTTCAAGATATCGCAAATATTAATACAACAGGAATATCAGATGGTAGCATACTTACATATAACGCCAGTGCATCGGAATGGCAAATAGGAACAGCACTTGCAGGTACAGATACATTAGACAGTGTTATCCAAAGAGGTGCTACTACAAACACATTAACAACATTCAGTGGTGGAATAAACACAACTAGCATAGCAAGTGCCACAACACTATCGTTGGGCGGAGATATATCATTTACAATATCTAGTACTGTAGATGCAAATGGAATTAAATTATCCAACGTAGGCGATCCTACACTCGCACAAGACGTTGCTACAAAAAATTATGTAGATACAGCAGGATTTTTAACAACTGAAGCAGACACACTGGCAACAGTTACAGCAAGAGGTGCCGCAACAACAACAACCTCAGTAATTCCTTTTTACTATGCAAATGAATCTGATTTTCCAAATGCAACAACTTATCATGGTGCAGTTGCTCATGCTCACAATACTGGAAAACTTTACTATGCACACGGTGGCAATTGGGTTAAACTGGCAGACTATGACGATTTAGTAGATGGTGCAATTACTTGGACATTGACATCAAATGGATCAGATGATTATGTGTTTAGCGGTCCTGGAATTGAAACAGGAAATACAAATGATCCTGAACTTTACCTGATGAGAGGGTACACATACAAGTTTAACAATACTGTATCAGGAAGCCATCCATTTGAAATTAGAACTGCCGCAGGAGGAAGTGCATATACTCCTGGTATTAGTACTGACGGTGATATAACAATATTCACAGTGCCAATGGATGCTCCGGACACACTTTACTACCAATGTACGTCACATGGTGTAATGCTTGGAACTATTAATATAGTTGGTGGTAGTGAAGCAGATACGCTTGCTACAGTAACAGCAAGGGGACAGTATACCGCACAAAACTTAACGTTTGATGGCACAATTACACTTGGTGATGTATTAAACTTACCTATTCTTACAGCAGAACCAAGCAATCCAGCAGACGGTATGGTTGCTATTGCCAGTGGTGGTGCAGGTGAATGGAATCCTGGAGGATTATCAGACGGTACTAAACAGATGGTTGTGTACTTAGGTGCTTGGAGACAAATTGCATCAGGCGGCGGCGCATAATCAATAATGTTTACCCATAAAAAATTAAGATAAATATTTTTTTAATTAAGGAACAAATACAATGGCAACAGAAGCAGAATTAAAGCAGAATGTCTTTTCATACGTTAAGGCTATGTTAGGTGACGGTATGGTAGACGTTGAGTTAGATCCCATACACTACGAAGAAGCCATTGATAAAGCCCTTTCACGTTATAGACAACGAAGCGAAAATGCCGTAGAAGAAAGTTATGTTTTCCTTAAATTAATTGAAGATCAAAACGATTATACCCTACCAAATGAAATAATTGAAGTACGTAAATGCTTTAGAAGATCAATAGGTTCACGTACAGGCGGCGGCGACGGCGGAACGTTATTCGAACCGTTTAACCTAGCGTATACAAATACCTATTTGTTAGCAAGTTCTAACATGGGCGGTATTGCAACCTATGAGTTATTTGCTGGATTTCAGGAAACAGTTGGTAAGATGTTTGGTAGTTTTATTGAGTTTAAATGGAATCACGTTTCAAAACAACTAACAATATTTCAACGTCCTAGAACAGACGAAGAAGTATTGCTCTTTACCTACAATTATCGCCCTAATGTGAGTTTACTACAAGACACATACGCTTTACCTTGGATCAAGGATTATACTTTAGCACTGTGTAAAATGATGTTAGGCGAAGCACGTAGCAAGTTTGCTACTATTGCAGGGCCACAAGGTGGTTCAACACTTAACGGTGATGCACTTAAATCTGATGCACAAGCAATGATGGATAAACTGGACGAAGAAGTAAAAACAGGCGTATCCGGCGGCGTTGGATATGGATTCTTAATTGGCTAATGGGCGAATTTAGCCACAAAGAAGCCCACAGGCTTTTTTGGATGGTTAAAGGCCACTTAGATTCCAGCGAACAAACAGTCTTTCAATCAGCACCAGGATACTTTAAACGACTTTGGGGGAATCACGAAGCCTGTTATCGAGAAGAAGGTTTTGAAGAAGCATATCAAAAAATGTTTCACAATCGACTAGATAATTCTTGACTTTGCTATAAATCTATAGTATTATTAA